GCGACGACGGAGCGGGAGCCGGCGGAGGCGGGGGCGGCGGAGGCGGAGCGCCCGTCAGCTGGTCGAACTTCGCGTAATCGAAGTACGTATACCCCGAGTTGTCCGGCGTGAGCTTGACCGTGTTGGTTCCGCTGGTGAACGTGACGCTCGAAATCACCTTGGTCGTCCACGTCCCGCCCGAGTCGGTGAACGTGTACATCGTCCCGGCAGCGCCGTTGACCGAAACCGTCACCGTCTGATCGCCAAAGTTGGCGTATCGCAGGGTCAGGTTTCCGCTGCTAGCCGGCGCGCTGGTGAAGCCAAACTCTAGGTACTCATCGTATCCAGAGCGGAACCAATCGGCGTACCCCGTCCCCTCGTATCCCGCAATGTCGGTCTTGACGATGATGTTATGCAGCGTCGCATCCTCGGCCTGTATCTTCTGGCTGTAGGCCGAAGGAGCAGGAGCCGGCGTCGGGGCCGGCGTGGCAGCAGGAGCCGTGGCAGGCGGCGTGCCAACGCTGACGCGGTACTCGACCCACGTTCCCGGCGTGCCGCCATAAACGCACTTCCAGCCGTCGATGATGTACTGGTTCCCAGCCTCGCCCAGCGGAGTCGGAGCCGTGTTCAGCACGAAATCGCCCCGCTGCCAGGTCCCCGTTGTCGGAACCGATGACTGCGCGTTGTTGACCGCCGACACCCGCCCGTCGCTCAGGTTGTTCACCTGTTGCTGGACCTGGCGCATCAGCTCGTTGAGCCGCCTGGTCAGCGTTGCCGCATCCGGGTTCTGCGGCAGGATCGGATCAGGCAGCTTCATCGACCGCCCACCGGAATGAGCTTGACGTCATAGCCGGTTTCCTTGTGGTCGCCGGTCATGTCGATACGGATACGGTGAAAGCGCCCAGACTGACGGACATCGAACTTGCCGTCATTGATCGAACCCGAGGCGCCCTGCACGAGGGAGTCGCCCTCGTTGAACTTGTAGAACCCCGTTGCCGTGGCGGTCGTCGGAGATTGGGTAAAGCGCACCCGAACTCGATCCACCATGGAAACCGTGTCGTCGTCCCCCACGTCGCTGAAGGTGATGCTCGACGCACCACAAGGGCCGTTCAGGCTCACCAGCTGGTGATTGGTGTCGAAGTAGGACGCAACCTGGCCGCCGGACTGCCAGTATTGGGAATCGACCGGGATGTTCGGCAGGGCATCAATCGTCGCGGCGAAGGAGTCCAGCCCGTTGATGGTCACGCCCGGGGCGATGTAGTTCAGCGGCGCCTCGATCAGGCGGTCCGAGCGGCCCCATTTCTTCACGCCCACATGAAAAACCAGCGTGGAGTCACAAGCGCCAGTGGATGCAGACGAGGGGAAGTACACCCGAACGAGGTTGTTCTGCTTGTCGTAAGCGCATTTCGTGCGGTAGCGGTACTGCGGGCTGGAGTTGTCCAGGAACCACTGCCGGATCACGCCATCGCCGATAGGGATCGGGCGGGCGCCGTCGAACACCCAGAAGTTGTCATTGCTGACGAAGAAGTGCGCGCCGCCGATGTCGCACAGGGCTTCTTGCCCGACGCAGCCGGCTTCACCGCCCGGAACCAGATCCCACTGCCACACGACAGGAGAGCCGACGAACGTGCCTCGATAGACACCGCGCGCCTTGTAAGCGATCACCTCATTTCCCAGCGGTGAGGCTGCTGTCAGCGGGCCTTCCGTGGAGACGAGCCGGCCGGTCGTGGCAAGGGTCGAAACGTTGGGCGTCCAGCTCGTTTGATCGGCCTGCGCGCAGCACCACCAGCGGTCCGGAGACGTGCCATACGTCGCATCAACCGTGTTGAAGGCGATGACGAAATTGTTCGACGCCGAGACGACGATATTGGCCTTCGGAGCGCCCGTGATGTCGGCAAACGCACCCGAGGACGAGGATTGGATCGTGTCGGCCAGGTTCGCAGCAACCGTGGTGTCGCCGAACTGGCAGAAGCTCCAGCGCGTGTCCGAGCCGCCGTTGTAATCACCGCCGGACGCCCGGGTGCGGTCCGTCCACGACGTGCCAGACAGCTCATAGAGCTTGGCCGTGGTGCCCGAGAACACCCGGCGCGTGCCATCGAGCTTCGTTGCCACCGTCGCCCCGATGCAGGCAGCAGACAGGGCCGCAGCAGTGGCGTTGATGGCAGACGGAGCGCCCCTGAACCCTGATTCAAACGGGATCACGGCGCTGCATGCCGTGAAGATGCCCGGGGTATTCGGGTCGGCGTCCGGAGCCAGGCCAACGATGGGGGTCATCAGTCGCGCTCGATGTCGTAGGACTGACCGGCGTTCATCTCAGTCACCAGCAGCGCGGCGCTCGTACCTTTGCGCTTGGCCTCGGCCCGCTTCACGCCAATCATCTCGGCCCGCAACAGTCCATCCAACTCGTGGGCGTAGACGAAGTCACGGAAGAACATCGCACCGTAGATGCATGCAGCGAACAGGTACACCTGCGGATAGTTCGTCAGCAGGTAGTTGGTGTCATCTGCCGCACTTAGCCGGTAGCCCTTGTAGTACTTGAAGACGTAGGCGTATTCGGCGTCCGGGATGCGGTCGAACTCGATGGAATCGGTGATCGTGTAGCGCTTGGGCTGCGCCGTGGCGCTTTCTTCGCACGAGTACTCCATCAGCCGCTCAGGCGGAACCCAGGTCAACTCAGTCAACGGGTCCGTGATTCGGAATTGGATCTTGTCCTGAAAGAGATCGGGCAGGGTAAGCATGCGGGAAGCCGTCGAAAGCGCCCCCGACGCGGTTGTGACCATGTCCAGCATGCGCAGATCGCGATTGAGACGCGATTCGCCCATCAGAATCCAGTCGGCCACCTTCGCGGAGGCGTCCCCGCGATTGAGTTCACTGGCAACGGCGGTTTGCAGCTCGGAATAGGTCGCGATGCTCATTACTCAGCCTTTTTCGGGCGGCCCGGCTTGCGTTTTTCGACCACTTCAGCCGACTTCTGCTCGTTTGGGAGCTTGGCGGGCGTGTCCACCCAGCCACTACCAGCCTCTTGGAGCGCTTCGGGCGCGTCGAACACCCGCGCGCCGTGCTCGGCGTGGTACATGAAGCACGGAAAGTCCATGAATAACCTCGGGAGACGAGAAAGAGGGGCGCAAGGCCCCTCTTTCAAGCGCTGGATCAGCCCAGCAGACGCACCGCCAGGCGCGGATCGACCGCCTTGGTCCCGTACAGGATGTCCAGGCGGATGATTTCCTCGTCGGCATCGATGTCGTAGTCCTTCACGACACGAACGCTCATGCCGTTGTAGGACTCGCGGGCCTTGAAGCCGGCGGAATCCGGCAGCTCCAGCGGCACCATCACCAGCGCGAAGGCGTTCTTGTGGAACGCCAGGTTCGCGGCGTGCGACGCCTTGACGGTGATCGCGGCGTTGTCGGCCGGCGTGGCGGACACGGTCTGGAACACGCCCGAGCTGATGATCGGAGGCGAAACCGTGATGGTTGCGTTGCCCGAGCCGTCGCTGTTGGCATCGGAGATCACCGTGAACTCCTGCAGCTGGCCGGTGGACTGCTTGCTGATCGGGTTCACCGCGAACACGTTGGCGATGGTGAACACGTCACCGGCCTTCAGGATGCCGGTGACACTGTTCGTCCAGCCGTCGGTGATGAGCGACGATTGCCAGAAGGACGAGCCCGAGGTCAGCGAAGCGTACGTGACGCTCTGCGAACCACCGTTGACCAGCGGCGTGCCGGTGGCAGTGCCCTTGGTGTGGCTGACGATGTTCTGGTCGTCCAGGATGTCGAAGCCAGCCAGCGAGCCAAGGTAGCCCTCGCCGACGAAGTCCTCGACACGCTTCTGGTTGAACAGACCCTTGAGGCCATCAGCCAGCGACCAGTGGGCCGCCGGGTTCAGCACCAGCTTGCGGCTGTCACGCGGGATGGCGACCTCGTCCATCTTCTGCGCGGCGGAACCCAGCGCGGCGAAGGTGGAAGGGGTCGTGCCAGCGGTGCCGGCGGTGTGGTAGACCTTCTTGTACAGGGCGCACAGGTCCGAGTCCACCTGGTTCGCCAGGCGGATCATGGCCGGCTTGATGTAGCGCTGGCTGTACTCCTCAACCGTCAGCGTCAGGTCTTGGGTGGAGAACTTCCACGAGACGTGTTTGCGCTTGTCCACCACGACGTTGCTGTTCTTTTCCACCACGTCTTGGTTGGAGCGGGTGGCGCCATCCGTGACGGTGAAATCGACCGGCATGCGCACGTTGACGGTGTCGCCGACCTTGACGAATTCCTTCTTGTACTCACGATGGACGTTGTTGCCCATCACCATGTTGTTCTCCAGCTGCATCAGCGCCTCTTTGGCGATGACTTGCGGAGTGATCAGACCGTTTGCCATTTCAGTTCCTCAAATGAAAAAACCGCCACGAGGGCGGTTGTTGGTTGGGGTCCAGCGGGTTAGCGCTGTTTTGCGCGCCAGGCCCGGTACTCCTTCAACGTCATGTTGTTCGGGTCCGGAGTCACCCTTGCTTCACCGCCGACGGTGCGCGGGGGCGGAGGCGCGCTGGTGGTTGCTTGCTTCTGGCCCATGAACATCTGTTCAATGCGGCCGATCTCGCGAGCTGCTGCGACTGGATGGAGCGAGGCAATCTGTTGTGCCCGGCCAGGGTTCTTCGCGAGGAAGTACCCGATGTCGGCACCGTGCGGCGAGTCGATCACCGCCTGGACGACATCTGGCCGGGATTGCACGATCTGCTGCATCTGCGGGCTGGAAACCGCCGCGTCGTAATCGGTGTACCGACTGCGGGCGTCGAATTCCTGAGCGCGGAAACGCTCTTGAAGCTGCTGCTGCTGCAGTTGCTGGGCGTGCTGTTGCTGCTCTACCTGACTGCGTTGCTGGGCTTCAGTCAGCCGACCGATGATCTTGGACTCCGCCTGTTCCATGACCCACGCATCGCGTGCCTCTAGGAACTGGTTAACGTCCGCGAAATCTTCGATCCGGGGCGCCGGCTTGGCGGGCTGCTGCGAGGCTTGCGCCCTGCCTTCTGCCTGCTGTCGCCAGTACTCCGCTTGACGTTGGGCCTCGTAACGCTCTCGCGTCAGCTCGTCGATGCGCGATTGAACGCCACCCTTCTTCTTGGGGGCATCCTGCGGTTGCGCGTCCGGGTTTTGCGGCTCGTTCCCTGCCGGGGGGGTCTGTGCAGTTGCCGGGTCTGCGGGTTGGGCGGCGGTGTCAGGCGTTGCCTGTTCGGCCTTGGCCTCTACCTTCGTCGCCTCCCCGGCCGGAGCCGATTGGAGGTGTTCATCAGGCAGGGCTGTGCCAGCTACGTCAATAGCTTCTTGGTCCATCGAGAAAGCGCCTTACGGCGAGAAGGCCCTGTGAGACGCACAGGTACGCTTGGCTGCCGTCAGGCAGCCTGGGGAACTTGCTGTTCTGGCAAATAAAAACCGCCCGAAGGCGGTTGTTGCGGATCCATCTGCGCGCCTGGCGGTGCCATCGGCTGCGGCAGGGCAAGCGGGATGGCGTTGATGCTTCCATCGGCCGCCATGGTCACTTGCAGGCCCTTCGCATGCGCGTCTGCCAGCGCCTTGATGCGGTTGGTATCGGCGTTGTAACCATCGATCTTGACCTTGTTGGCCTCGATGCTCTTGTCCTGCTCCAGCGACTTGAGTTGGTGCGTCAGCTGATCGATCGCCTGCTTCATCTGGCCGATCATCGGGTTCTCGGCACCAGCAACAGGCGGCGGCAGCAGTGCAGCAAGGCGCTTGGCGATCACATCGGCCTGCGGCCAGTCCATGTGTTTTGCCAGCAGGTCGCCCAGCACCGGAGCCGACTGCGGGTAGACGCGGATGAACTCCAGGATGGCATCGCGCACTTCCTCGCGCTGCGTGTTGAAGCTCGGGCCGACCTCGACAACCACGTCGTACTTGCCAACCGACAGGTCGTAGTAGCCCTCCCGGCCGTCGTTGTGCATGAACGAGCGATTGATCGCCACCGTCGTCGGCTCGTCGTCCGGCCCAATGATGCGAATCACTCGCTCGGAGTCGTAGATCTTGGGGATCAGGTCGATCAGAATCCGGCCAGCCAGGGTCAGCGAGTCACGGGCAAAGCCGTCCATGAAGTTGAACGTCGAAACGTCGCCTTCGCGCTGGCGGGTGCGGATGGCAATCCCGCTCGTCTCGTTGCTCTTGGCGCCCAGCGATGCGTCGTACAGACCCATCACCGATTTCATGTCATCCGAGGCGTTCAACGCCTCCTGCAGCGCACCGGCAGGAACGCCAGCAAAAGGCTGACGCTGCGGCGGCGGGGCGTTGTCAACCGGGTCGTACTCCAACTTCGAGTACGTCTTGATGTTGGCGTTGGCCCACTTGTCGCCTTCGGTGTCGAACTGGCCGACAGCACCCACCCACGGAGCCTTCGGGGCCAGCGCAACCAGCTCGGTTGTCGCCGTGCGCCAGAAGTTGAACATCTGCTGCGGATCGCGCGCATGGCGGATCAGCCCGTGCAGATGCTTCTTGCCCTCGATGTTGATGCACTCACCGACGACAGGAATGATCGGGATGTACTTGCCCGCCCATTCCGTGGGATCACCAGCGAATTCCTGCCCCGTCAGCAGGTACTGCTTGACCGTCGGACACATCACCTCCCGCTCGCGCAGGACAGTGACGGCGTTCTGTGCGGCCCGGTTTTTGTCGAACTTGTCCGCGTAGACGGCCTCACCGCTGGACAGCAGGAGAAGCTTTTTCTTGGTCTCCTCGACGCGCCAGTACTCGGCCACCCGCACGAGTTCGCCGTCGTACCAGCCCTCCATCGACTCGCCCGCCCCGCTCTGCACGGGCTTGGGCAGGAAGCCGTAGCGCTTCTTGAAGGCGTCGCGCTTGACCATCTCGCTAACGAAACCAAACTTCGGGGCGAACCAGTCCGTCGGGTCCAACAGGACCGTGAAGGCGTTCTCGACCGCCTTGATCTTGATGTCCTGGTCGAACGCCGTGTCGTGCGAGTACTCGGTGACGATGCGGAAGAACCCGAACCCCATCGTCACCGCATCATCAAACGCGATGTCATAGGCACGGTCAGCGTTGCTTGTGACCTCGATGTTGCGGATCAGACCTTGGTAGATCTGCGCGATCTGGACATCACCCTGGTCGTCCACCGGCCGCACCGTGATGCTCGGCTTGTTCATCCGCTGGTCATTGATGACCTGCTTGAGGAACTGCGGCATCCGATTGATGGTCAGGCACGGGCGGTTCTCGGCCTGGCGATCCTCGTACACCTTGTCCGGCCACTGGTGCTTGCCGCCCAGCTTGGCAAACTTCTTGTCCGACAAGGCAAGCTCGCGGTTGTCCTTCTCCGCGCTGTCGGCGATGCGCCACTGGTCGAGCGCTTCGCTGATGATGTCCTTGTCTTTTGCCATACGTTTTTAGCCCATCCAGCCGCCTTCGACCCTCTGGCCTCGGCGTTCAGGTTTTGATTGCTTCCTCTCCTGCTTGACCAACCCAGGAAATAGCTCGGTCAGAACCCAGATCCACGCATCAGCGCGGTTCGGACTCTTCTCGCCCACGTAGCCAACGGTCGAAAAGGCCGCCAACTCCTCCTCCAGTTCAGGGAAGTAGCCAACATGCCGCACCTTGCCCTGCTCGTACAGCGCCGACATCGGCTCAGCCCGGATTGCCTTGCCCCGTGACGCCTTGACCGACTTGTACGGAACCGGGCGGCCTCCAGCCTCGCGTCTGGCAACCTGCACCGTGTGCTGCACCATCGCACCACCGAAGTTCTCTTCGCCGACAACAACATCGCCGTCGTGGCGTTCGAATGCGCTGACAGTCACTCGCCCCCAGGTTGCAGGGCCGGCCTTGACCGTGCAGTCCTCCAACAGGTAGGCGTTACCGTCAGTACCAAGGGCTCCGACGCAGATGCCGATTGCGTCGTTGTCCGCGTTGTCAATGTCTCCCGAACCTGACGGGTCAACTCCGACAGCGACACGCACAAAGTCAGGCAGCTGGCCGTGCAGATGCCGCCACTTTTCCATGTGCTCTTCGCTGAATAGGGCGTTCGGCGTTGCATCGGCGAACTCACCCTTCAGGAAACGCTTTTGCAGCCTGGCGCTCATGTTCTTGAGCGTCTCTAGATACCCATCCGAGATGTTCTCGGCGTTGTCCTGCGGGTTGATCTGGAAGTAGGCGTAGTCGGCAGGATTCGCCAACTGCGCTTTTGTGTCCGGATCGATCTTTTGGACGAACAGCTTGTAGGACCAATGCACCTTCGACGGTGGGTTGCAGTCGTAGTACATCCGAGGTTTAAGCGTCGTGTCCGGACGACCATCAATCCGCTGACTCACCTTTTGGGCTAAGCGGGTCACAGCCACATCGCGCGAGCCCTGCGGGATCTGGCTGCACTCGTTCAGGTAGATCGTCGCGTATTCCTGGCCGAGGATCTTTTCCGTCCTCTCCTTGTCGTCCAGGCCGCCAAACCAGATTTGCGAGCCGTTCTCCAACTCCGCGAACCAGTCCGTTTTATTGATCGACCACTTCACGCCAGGGAACGCCAGTTCCATGACCTTAGGGAAGGTGTCGTGGACGATGGACGCCTTGACCGCGTTGAACCGAAACCGCAGGATGGCGTGCCGGCTCTTTGGCGCCTTGACCGCTCGCATCACCACGTTGCGCACCAGCAGGAAGGTCTTGCCAGACCGACTGCCGCCATACAGCATCAGGTGCGTGGCTTCGGAGGCGAGGACAACCTGCGCCTCTTCCTGCCTGGCGGTCAGCTTCACAGGCGCTCGTCCAGCGGACCGGCCTGCACGATGATGGCGCCGCCGTCCTTGCCGCTCAGTTCCACGGAACTCAGGTCAGGCAGGCTCTTTTTCAAAAGGATCTCAATAGCCTTCATCCGGGTCGGCGACATCTCGCCGCCACCAGTAAGTGCATGATCCTGCAAGACATTTATCAGTTGACTGGCCTGGATCTTGGCCCTTACGTCCTCTTGGTGAAGGCGGCCCATTGGGCGGCCCGGTTTGCCTGCCATGTCGATTGCGCTCTAAGCGAGTTGAGCATCAGGTAATCCCGCCTGAAGTCGGGTGGTGCCGTTAGGCGTTGAAGTCGATGGCGCGGACAGTCGGGACGTATTCCTCGCTGTTCGCAGCCGGCGTGAAACCGCCGTTCGTCACCAGATAGGCCCAGACGCCAGCTGGGCCGCTGTAGATGTGCTTGTTGATCTGATCCACCTGACAAAACAGGGTCGATCCCAGGTCGGCCGGCGAACCCAGATCGACGTACCCGATGTAATCGGCACGATCCCCCGCCGGCAGATCCCATGCGGCGTTGTCAGCGAGATCGGATGCCGGCTTGGTTCGGTACAGGTATGCGCGGAAGCTCGTCATGCCGCTCGGGATAGCGGCCACGTTGACACGCAGGTCTGCCGATGTGATTAGCAGACTGCGATTTCCGCCCTCCGGCAGTCCCACGAGTTGAAACGCCCCTCCCACCACATCCCCCGCTGAATAAGCGGTGGTGTTTGCAGGACGGGTGATGGTGGGTTGAGATTTGTAGGCCATGTCTCAGGCTCCTTATTGGGTGAGCAGGGTTACGAGCTTGGTTGCGATGTCGTCGTATCCGGCTACCGATGGGTGCAGGTTGTCCGAGCCGAAGAGTCCTGAGGCGTTCGCCCCGATCCAGTAGCTCCATGCGACTGGCACGTCATAGGTCGGAATGCCGCCATTCATCACTTGCGCGCGAAACTCGTTGTCGTAGCTGTCTTGTGTGGCTTGCGCCGTGTCCGCGATCTTCGACGGCACAGGAACGAACCCGATCAAATCGCCGATTGACTTTCTAGTAGCGATCAGAGTGCGCAGGTTCGACACATAGGTTTCCAGCGCAACCAAAGTGCTGGCCCGGTAGTCGTTGATGCCCGCCGATAGGCATCCAGCAGCGGAAACCCCGCCCAGCGCACCGCTGACAACGGTGGTGTATGCGTTGTTCGCGGACGATGCTGCAGCGGCGTTGGCAAGGTCAGTGCTGGTCGCTCCAGCCACGCCGAAATTGAAGACGGCCACGCGCTTGGTGGCGCTGTCGTAGCAATGAATGCCGATCACAGTCAGAACTTCCGAGCCTGCCGTGTTTCGCTTGATATTGAGCGTCTGGACTGCGTTCGTCCCCGGCGAGTACGTCACCCGAGTAAAGGTGCTGGCCGTGGTTGTCGCGCTGGTCGTTGCGCCGCCCACATCGAACGTGATTGGGCAAGCAACGCCCGTTTGCCCCTGAAACCAGACTTCTGCCGTATCCCAGGCATTGGACGGGGTGAATGACAGGGCGTTTGTCGTCGTGTTGTTGGCAATCGCCTTGCCACCCAGGCTGATGATCGTGGAGGGAACCCAGCCCGCCCCGAAGGCAAGCCTTGTGTCCCACAGAGCCTGCGCAGCCAGCGTCGGCTCGCCCCCGAGCCCGAAAATGCTGTCGTTCTCGGCCGGGACGCCTGCCGCAGCCAGCTTCGCCGCGACCTTTCCCGGCACAGAGTTTGCCGCCAGGCCGGTCGTCCCATCCGCCCAGCCGTGGGTCGTGGAGTCGCCGGAGAACGCCAGCACCGCATGGCTTGAGCCGGCCTGCACCGCCCGCATGGCCGCAGCAAAGCGCGACACGAATGCCGATTGTTTCGCAATGAACCGGCGATCACGTCCAGCCATCAGCAGTTGACGCACCGCAGGATTCATGAGGCTCCAGAAAGAAGAAAGCCCGCCGAAGCGAGCTGTGATGTTGGGTGTGCGGTCTTGGCGCGGCCCCTCGCCGCTTGCATCGGCGTTCCGTCCAGACTCCGCGCGGCCGATTGCCCTTGTGCCGCGAGGGCCAGCTTTGCCTTGCAGATCCGCCGGAGTGAAGTGGCGGGGCTCGGTCAGATGCGC